TTCTTTCTACGAAATGCTTTAAAGTATAATTTTTATAACTTTTATAAGAAAAATCATCCGCTATATCATATAACGTGGCTATTTCTTTCGATTCATTTTTTCTAAGTCCTCTTCCTATGCTTTGTAAATTTCTTACTCTAGATTTAGAAGGAGAAGCAAAAATGACATTATGTAAATTAGTGATATTGATGCCAGTAGAAAAGGTGCCATAACTCGCAACAATGATGGCATTTGTTTCGTTTTCAACGATTCCACGAATATCTTCTCTATCAGTTGTTTCTGTTCCTCCGTATACAAAAAAGATTTTTCTTTCATTTTTAACCTTTTCTTTTATAAGATCATAAATTATTCTTCCATGCCTCTCTACCAGTTGAAACAATACCAAAGTATTATTGCTTAAACTTATTGCAAGATTTCTAATAAATCTATTTCTTGCTTCATTAGAAACAATAACATTGAGTTCTTCTTTATAATTATACGATTTAACCTGTTCACACAATTTTTCAGGATATTGTAAAACTAAAGACTTAATCTGAAATGGAGATAGTGTTTTTTTGTCTATTAACTCTTTTGTAGTTGTTACTGTGTGAATTTTTCCAAACAACCCCTCTAAAACTAATTTATGAGTTAATGTTCCATCCAAAGTTCCAGTTGTTCCAAATTTGTATTTTGTTTTAACTGTCTTTTCCATTATTGATGTAAGAGATTTTGCTTTAAAAAGATGCGCCTCATCTCCCAAAATAAAATCAAACTCTGCATAATAATTAATAGTCATTTTATACAAAGACTGCCAAGTGGAAATATAAATTGGTTTAGATGATACTCTATCCTTACCTGCATAAATTTGATGAATATTTTCTGAAGCATCCCAATTATCTGTTTTAGAATAATCAGCAAAATCACTTTTCATCTGTGCAACTAAAGATGTTGTGGGAACGACTATTAATGCTTTAAAATTTGGAAGTTTTTGTTGATAATATCTTAAAAGAAGATATATTATGAAAGATTTGCCCGATGCTGTGGGAGAGAGAAGCAAGCATCTTTCATGATTTATAGCGTATAAAAACGCATCAATCTGATAGTCTCTGGCATGAATATTTAATGCAAGACTTTTGACAAATCTTTCATAATCTTTTTTATTATATTTATTTAAACTTCTAGGAAAACTTTTATATTCTATTTCATACTGTCTCTCTTTTGTAAATCTAAGTAAATGATCTAATAATCCAATATACAATTCTTTTGATCTTAAATTGTAAAGTCTGATTTTTCCATCCCACATTTTATTTTTAAAAGATGGCATAAACCTGTAACCAGGAATAAAAAAAGTAAAATATTCACTTATTTCTTGCTCAATGCCGGGTTCTGCTTGAACCAACATGTGTACTTCATTTTTCTTGTCAATTGATATTTCTTCAATCATTTCTTAACCAGACTTTTGAAGCCACCCAAACGTTATCAGGTAGTATCCAAACTTCAGTAAAATATTCTCCAACTGCTCTTGCAACATCTCCCCAATTATAATCATGACCCATAACTAAACCTTCTTCTTTTACTTTTGGTTCCCAGCATTTTATATCATTTTTGACACTCTCATAACTGTGATCTCCATCTATGAAAACAAAATCAATGGATTCTTTATCAAATTGTTTTGAAGCATTATCAGACCTATCTATAATCATTTCAAGATTTGGAAATTTAAGGGCTTCTTTTAATACCTGTTTTTTAAGCATAGATAAAGATTCATCATTATATTCTTCATTTATATGTTGTTCATATAATGTATTGTCTGGTTGTACTTTATAAGGATCGACACCGTACATTTTTAGTTTTTTATTTCCCTTATCCAACAAACTAAACATGTTTTCGCCGTTATTCACTCCTATCTCTACGCCTATTTTATAATTAAACTGAATACACAGAATGTTTATTATTTCCCATCTTGGCCAAGAGGTGGGATAAGCAAATTTGGTGCCATTTCCTATTAAATCTTTTGGGCTAGGATTATTCTTCATTTTAACAATTTAATCCATTTTTTAACAATTATATCAGGATCGAATTTTTTCATATTGACTGATGTTTTTCTTTTTTCAATATCCACAGTCCAATCATAAACATCATCTATGGTTGTATTTTTTCTTATAAACATATTATTTTCATCTGTCAATATTTCTTCAGCCGCATCTGATTCATATGTTATTACAGGTACTCCTAATTTATTTGCTTCAAGATAAACAAGACCAAATGTTTCTTGTGGCATGCCCACCCTAAAAAGACAAGCGGCATTTGCTAGATTTTTTAAAACTCCTTCATAATTTAATTCTCCTAAAAAATGAATAGGATAATTACTTTTATTAACATCTTCAATCAAATCTGTAAATATCTTTACATCTCTTTTTTGTCTTTGAGGAGGACAACAAACATAAAAAGGTCTTTTCATTCCCTTATCATAAAGAGCAACATAAACCATCAATGCTTCTTTAAACCCCTTACCAAAAGCACTCATCCAAAAAAGATAATTTCCTCTTTTGCTCTTTGGTTTCTGTTTATCTATACCTTTGGGAAGCATATAATGAATAGTTTGATCATCTTTTACTTTTTTGCCTTTATCATGAACATAATTTTTAAGTGCATCTGATAAAAATATTCTAGGAACTTCTCCAGGACAAGTTGTCCAATTATGTAACCAAATATAATTTTTATCTCCGCTATTCTTTTCTAAAGAAGATAGTGATTTAATATGAGGATTAAACATATGATAGTTCTTCCAAATATTACCAGTATAACTAATATGATTACAAATTAGTCTTACTCTTGATCTGGCATAAAAATGTCTATAAAAATTTAAATGTTTTACACCATTTATTATTTTATCAGTCCCGTCTGTTAAGGAATGAACCAATCCAACATTAAAATTTTCACTAGCAAGTTTTTCCGCAACTGTTACAATCTGTCTTTCAGTTCCACCCATTGCTCCACCATCAATTTCAAATAATTGAGGTGAAATAATCAAATAATCATAACTCATTATGCACCTGAAGTAAATTTTCTCCAATCAATTATATTCTTGATCAAAAAATTTCTATTGACAACTGTTTTTATAATTGATTCTAAATAATTTATTTTTTCTTTTTGATATGCAATTTTTTCTTGCATATCAATCGTGTCTTTATCCGAATTTAAAAATCTATCTAAATCTAATTTATTTCTAGATTTAAGGTCTAATTCAAATGGTTCCCACTCTAGTCTATCTAAACTAATTTTATCAAGTTTGCCTGTATAATAAAGCCACTTTAATTTAGACAATTCTTTCATCTTTGACTCATATTTTACGAGTCTTAATTTCTCATCTGAAAAAATTTTAAAATATTTGTTGTGAAGTTCTGGTATTCTTTTTGATTCTGTGTCTAATTGTAAATCATCTAAAATACAATCACTGGTCCATAATTCTTGAATGTTTTCTAATTTCATTATACCTCATAATCAATGTTCTCCAATAATTCTTTCTATTTTGTATGTAGTATATGCAAATGTAGCATCTGCGGCAACAACTTCTGAATCAGCAACATCAGAAGACATTTCTATATCTGTTAAGTCTACAGGAAACAAATCTGTGAATTTTGCGACATACTGCATATTTTTATTACTTGTAAGAATTGATAATGTACCATCAGAATATAATTCTCCCCTAGGATTAGGCACATTTGCTTCTGCAAGTTTTCTATATTGTTCTTGATTCTCAGGAAAGGTAAGTCCTTTTATCCAATCATAAACTTCTAACCAATTTTTCAATTCTTCATCTATTATAAATCTAACACGAAGTTCATTCATCTGTACTTTATCTCCTGCAATAGGAATATCTCTAAGAGGAGTTACCTGTAAGTACTGACCCGCTGATAAACCAGGCAAATTACACGATTGACAGAAAAAATTCACATGTGGAATTTTATCAATCATAAATTTAAACCCCGTGGGTATAAAATAATTTAAATTTTTTGGTTGATTGCTAGATTCTGCCATAGTTCATCTTCCGATACGTTTGGTATATTTTCTAATGATTGATCTTGATCAATAACCCTTTTAATTATAAGATCGTCATATGTATTTAGTAAGTATTTAAATCCGTTTATAAATTCTTCAGTCATACGATTAGAAGCTCCTTTTTTTGGATATCCATCAGTATCATCATATATATTATCTCTTTCGCCAAATATATCAAAACCTATTAAATATTTTGTTGCTTTGGGATAAAAATGATGCGATACTCTTATAGCTTGTATACCAGCACTTAATCCCCAACCATCATCCTCCCAAGGGGTGTGCATTATTTGACTGTTTTCTTTTATCCAAGTTATATACTGATAATTTCCCCAAGATCGATTTTCATGACTTCCCCATCCATTAAAAAGAAATTCATACCCAGTTGGTTCATTTTCATATTCGTGTTGGGCGCTGATATCTAAGGATTCTCTAATTTCTGCAGGAAGAGTATTCATATTACTAAGAACAACTTTATTATTTAAAGAATAATCACTATCAAGAATTTCATGAGTACAATGAGGGTCTACTGTTAAAAGAAAATCAGGTGCAAAATCACGATATAAAGCATTACAACCAAAAGTCCATGCTTTTTCTTTAATTTTATCTAAATCCATATGCTGTCTGGATTTCCCATTTCCTATTATAACAACTATCATATAATTTCTTTCATAAACTGATTCGTTGTTATATTATCAATATTGTCAATTTTTGTATCATCATCAATAACTCTTGTTAATGTTATGTTTGGACAAAAATGATCTTTTAACAAATAAAACATTCCTGCCCACTCATCAACCAGATAATGTTTTTCTGTTGATTCTGGATAAAGTTCTTTATCGTTTGAATTTGGATAATTAGGAGTGTCGTCATAAATATTTTTTCTTTTACCAAATATGTCAAAACCTATCATATAAATTTGTTCTTTTGGATGAAAATGATAAGCCAATCTAATACTACCCCACCCAGAATTTATTGGATATAAATTATCAGTCCAGGGGGCTATAAAAATTTTATGTTTTTCAGGTATTATAACACTTGGTTGTTTTTCAACCAAATAAACTACATTATCTTTAGAATATCCGGATTCAATTATTTCATTCACAATTAATGGATCATTTGTAACAAGTTTATCGGGAGCAAAATCACGATAAATTCCATTACATCCATATATTGTACCGTATTTCTTCAAAAAATGCAAGTCTATTGCTTCTCTTGATTTACCATTACCTATGCAAAAAATCATTTTTTTGTATAAATTTCATAACTTGTGGGGCGTTCTGCATATAGAGGGTCGGCGGTTGA